AATGAAGGCGACGCGTAACAAACTCGCTACGAATAAGGCTGCGACTAATAAGGCTGCGGCTAATAAGGCTGCGGAGGCGGATGCGCGAATGAACGCAATTGTCGCGATAAAAAGAGATTATGCTAATACAGTCTACAATGCGGGTGGATTAATAACAAATAAGGAGAAAGCGTATTGGATTGAGCAGGGTAATCAAATGGGCCTGGCGATGAGTTATGGTACAAAGACGGAAAAGAACTTCAAGGGTCTGAAGAAGATGTTTATGGATAATCTCAACCGGGTAAAACGTAACAAAAATATCAAGAACGCTAAGAACGCTGCAGCTGTCAAAATTCAAGCTGCGGTAAAGGGTACACAAGTGCGTAAGAGTGTGGGTGGTAGTAGCATGGGTCAAGATATTCTGAAAAAACACATTTCGGGTATAAATGTGATGGCTGGTCAGTCGATTCCCGGTTTCACCGGTAAACGTCTCGAAGATGGGGGATATGAAAAAAAGTGGTTACAACGAGTAGACGAAGAAGGTGATACAGCTGTAAAACGCGCAAAATTAAGAAAGATGTTTGACGACAAATTCGAACTTAAAAAGACGCTGCTCAAGAACGAAAAGACGAATGTCCGAACTGGATATAAAACCTTCCCACATCCAGCCTCATTGAAAAGTTTGAAATCTCAAGTTATGCGTCCTTTTTATAGACAGGATTCTTCTACAAAGGGTACTGATAGAAATGCAGCGGTGTTGAACGCCGTGAGAATAGAGAAACAGATAGACGAAGCCAAATCTGCGTATGCGAAAAAGATTCTGGAACAACAAGCCAAGAATATGAAGAAAGCTGGACAAAAATTTAAGACGTATAATAATCCTGTATCGAACAATACCAAGATGCCCAAGAAGACCACTTCCAACCCTTTATTTAAAACCTCGGGTGGATTCAATGGTGGTATACGTCTCGGCGCGGGTGGTAACAAGAATATTAACGGTGTGAACATGACTTTAAAACGTGCAAAACCTTCTCTTAAGAACATTACAACCCGTAAAGTAATTCGTCCCGCGCGTATGGCGGGTAATAGCCTACTCAAGGCTGGGCAAATTACACAAGCCAAGAAAAATGCAGTAGGAAATGTAGCGGGAGCGCGAAAGGCGTATGCAAATCAGGCAAAGTTCGCTATAGAGCAAAAGAAAAAGCGGGCTAAACAACGTGTCGTAAACAGCTTAAAAGGTAAGGCGGGAAAGAACCAGGTTAGATATATGAAAATGATAAACATGGGTCAGATAAACCAGGCAATGAAAGCGGTCGATGGGAAAGTGATGCAACATCCCGGTCTCAAAATTCAACCTAAGTTGACGTGAATAGAGTAAAAAGTAAATCAAAAAAATGGATATGACCGAAGAAATTATTGAATTTATTGAGGAGGGACTCCGTCGTGACATGACCGATCATGATATTATTGAGTGGTGTGAAGACAATACCCCCGACCTCGCTGATATATACCACAAGTATGTTGATACAAACTTGTCGTACAGAATGGCATCTATGACGATGTTTTTTATAGAATCTGTATACGGATGTGACGATGATTACGATAAGATCAGACTGTTCATTGATCACATGCAAAGAGAGGAGAGTGTAGTAAATTAGTAAGATTCCAGATTTGTAATTTATGTAAAGGGTTTTTTATATGTTCTATGTTATTAGCGTATTCTAAGATTCGCTCGTTATCGTCCGGCTCAGAAATGACACGTGGATCTTCGTGATTGCGAATGTAATCGGCTATGATATAAATGATTGCATCCAATAACTCCTCACGTGCCATTTCTACCCACGAATTAGTTGAAGTACCCCACTCCGTCGTATCTGAATCTACTCGAACACCGTGACCGTATCGACTTCTACCAATATTGAGCCGATCGACGAGTTGATCCTCTAGTTTCATATTTTATATATTTTTCAAAGCTTTAATTACTCATCAATCTCACAGTCCTCCTCGTCGTCGGCAGAAGCATCGTCTTCGCTACCCAAGTTAGGCATACCCGCGACACCCTGGAAGGCGAATGAGGGAAGCTTTTGCGACTTCTCGCAAAGAACCTGGGAAAGGCGGACGCTCACACCGAACTTGTTGTCGATAAACCAGATCTGATTAAAATCCACGATACACATGCATCGCTGACTCTTCTCAATACTATCGACAGTCATGCTCTTTTGCTGAGCGTCATAGGCTTCAGCGAGAAACTCGCCAGTAGGCTTAGTCATGACCTTAAGTTTGAGAGTCGAAGGATAAGCCTCCTTACCGGGACGAACGAGTGGCTTGTAAAGTGCCTCTCTGATGACGTCGATGTTGTACGGCTTGCCGAGCCAATCCTTAGAGTTCTTGGCGACAGTTTCGATGATAGTCTGGTCGAGTTGGATCAGTTTGTTCATAAGAGAAATAGCTTCTTCATTATCGGTATCAAAGGAAAGATCGAGTGAGTAAGATGTCTTGTTAGTAGCCTCGTCAGTGAAAGCACTCAGGCCGAAAGGAGATCTCATGAAAGGAAGCTGAAGGTAAAGCTTCTTGTTGTCTTGTGCGTTAATGTATACGGTTTTCCCACCGTTCTTGTTCTTCTTCATGTTGGAAAGAACGACGGTGGAAGGATCAAATTGCTCATAACGCTGAATCATAGTCGACATTGTTGGTTGGTTGTATTTGATATACGGGGCCAAACTTTAAGCCCGTTTTTTTTCTCAGAATATATTAATATTACGATGGGTCTCTTTAAAGATTGTGGATGTGGGTGTGATGGTAAAAAGCAGGAGAAGAAGCTCGCCATTTCTTTCATGGCGGCTTTGACCTTTTTTATCATCGCTAACCCCAGCATGTATCGGTTTATGCGCCGTATTCTTGGGAAGTGGGTGTCGGGTCCTACCGGGTGCCCTTCTTCCTCCGGCTTACTTTTGCACACCGTGGTGTTCATGTTCGTGACATGGGGAATGATGAACATAAAGTACGAGGGTTTCGAGGTTAAAATGACCCCCGACGAGGAGCCTGTTCCCGAGGAGGAGCCCGAGGAGGAGCCCGAGGAGGTTTCTATGGAAGAGGTCGAGCCCGAGGAGGAGCTCGAAATGGAGGAAGAGGAGGAGGACGTGTCTATGATGCCTATGCCGCCGCCGCGCATGGCAGAGGTTGATTCTCCTTTACCAGGCATGGCTGAGTCTCCTATCGGTTTATACGATACAGGTATGGTTTTCTCACCTATGGACATCAATGAAGAGGCGGATACACCCGCTTCCGTTAAATTTGGAACCGGTGGATTAAGTGTGTCGTGCGCTGATGGCAGTCGACCCATCGTTAATTAGAATTCTTCGTCGAAAGTTAAATCGGTCGTTTCATCGATTTTTCCGTAGTCTCCAACTCGTTTTTCAAAAAAATTCGTCTTACCATCCAGGGAAATATTTTCCATAAAATCAAAGGGATTTTGTGTATTCCAGATTTTATCGAACCCCGCTTGTTTCAAAAGTCTGTCCGACACGTATTCGATGTAATCAGACATCTTTTCGGAATTCATACCGATTAAACTACATGGGAGAGCTTCAATGATGAAGCCCTTCTCGATTTCAACCGCTTCACGCACGATCTCGTGGATAGTATCACGCGTTGGTTTATTTTGCAACATTTTGAATAATTCAATGGCAAAGTCGAGATGAAGGCCCTCGTCACGACTGATAAGTTCATTGCTAAAGCATAGGCCAGGCATGAGCCCACGCTTTTTAAGCCAAAAGATGGCGCAGAAGCTACCTGAAAAGAATATACCCTCCACACACGCGAACGCCAATAAGCGCTCAGCAAAAGGACGTGATTTGTCAAACCATTTCATAGCCCAATCTGCTTTTCTTTTTATAGGATCAATAGTTGTGATAGCCTCGAACAGTTTCTTTTTTTCTGCGCTATCCCGAATATACTTATCGATGAGTTTACTATAGGTTTCTCCGTGAACCATTTCATTGTGTACCTGATACGCGTAAAATGACCGCGCTTCGGTGAGTTGAACCTCATCTGCAAAATTGTTGTTGATATTTTCAAATACGATGCCGTCTGAACCAGCGAAAAATGCAAGGATATATTTGACAAAATGCTTCTCGTTATCGGTGAGGGACTTCCAGTCTTCCATGTCAGCACTCACGTCAACTTCCTCAGCTGTCCAGTTGGACATTTGGGCCTTTTTGTACAAGGCCCATAGGTTATCGTGTTCTATGGGAAACACGGTGAACCTGTTCATAGTTGGTAAGAGCATGGGTTCAGCTTCTTCGAGATACTCCTGAAAAGCGAAGTAATCTCCGATGTGCTCACCGTTGATCTTAATCTGAGGGTAGGTGACAGCGCGAGGACCGCAGAGTGTTTTCAGTTCATCCTTCTCAACGAGTAGTTTTGAATAGTCCAGGTTTAAGTCCTTGCACATGTTTTCCGCGTAAGTACAGTATTTACAGTCCGTCTTTGAAAAAATCTCAACTCCCATATCGTGTGTTATTAGCCTACAATATTTTTGTCCGAAATCTTTAAACGATGATACAGTTTTCCGAAATCGAATTTTCGGAAATTCAGCCTGGAGATTTACTCAAAATTTTAGTGAATATTGATGATGTAGAAGATGAACAGTATGCGAAAGTAGAAGAGAATCGCGATGATTACCTAATAATACAGTACTATTCGGAGTCTTCGTTCTCGTATAAAGGCGCTCCCGTGTACACTCTCGACGAAGAAACGAATTTGATCAGGGGAGATAGTATTTTAGAACACCACGCAGATGGAGATACCGTGTTTACTTGTATAAATGATGTAGATAGGATGTACGTAATAACCACGGAACAGGATAGCGAAGTAGAGAGTGTATTATGTAACGAATCTGACGAAGATATGAGTAGTACGGATACTTTTATAGTGTCTGATAGCGAGATAGAAAGTATAGAACTCCCTCCCGATCACGCGACTATTGATAGACAGTGGAACGAATGGCAGCCTCGAAGCCCTGGATCTACCAGGTTTAAACAAGCAGTGGATGCTATAGAAGAAAAAGCCCGTCTTCAAATGGACGAAGTGAATTTTTGACCTAAGTGCGCTCGATTTAAAATAAAAAAACAACTTATATTTTCATAATGGATTCAGAAACTTTGGCTGCTATTTGGTCCCAGTGCGACCGCTTACAACAAAAACCAACAATCAAGCCAATAGATAGTCGATTATGTAAAGAATGTTCCATATACAAAACGCTTACAAGGGAAGGAATGGTGTGCACTGAATGCGGAAGAGTCGACTCAATTTACGTTGACGATTCTGCAGAATGGACGAGTGGAGTTACAGATGACGGACGTGTATCCGATCCTTCGAGATGCGCCGTACCCGCATCTAATCATGAATTGTTTTCGGACTCGTGGGGTAAAAGTACCGTTATTGCTACAAAGTACAATTCGACATATCAGCAGAAGCGCATGGCTAAAATCACATTTCATAATTCAATGAATCATAGAGATAGATCTCTCTANCANGCATATCGTAACATAGANGANGCGTGTGTAGATTTACCAGAGAGTATCTTACGAGATGCCAAGACATTATACAAAAAATTCAACGAGGGTAAACTTACTCGAGGAGCTGTACGATCTGGGATCAAGGCAAACTGCGTTTTATACGCGTGTAGGATTGCTAATGTACCTCGTACTACGAAAGATATAGCGGATATGTTTGGTATCCAGTGCAAGGATATTAGCCGGACGACGAGTATTTTTACCGAGACTATCGACAACGAAAAGACGGAGAAAAATTACGTGACCAAACCATTCGATGTCATGTCCAGGCTTCTAAACGCATTCGAGGTCACGCGCGAAGAGCGTTTGGCGTGTAACAAGACGTGTTACAAATTGGAGAGTTGTGTTGAACTGATGAGTAAATCGCCGAATAGCGTGGCTACAGCTGTTATTTATATGGTTCTTAATTCAAGGGTCACTAAAAACGAGATATGTCAAAAATGTTCGGTGTCTGTTCCTACACTTAATAAAATCGTTACCATCACAAAACGACACTTAGAGGAATAATTTGTAATAGAAACTAGTATGGTTAAACTCTTTCTCAGCACTCCATGTTATGGGGGTTTATGCCTCGAAAAGTACATGAAGAGTATCGTCAATCTTCAGATGCTCTTGATGCGCGAAGGTGTACAATTAATGCTTGACACGACTGAAAATGAAAGCCTCGTGCACCGGGCAAGGAACGTGTCTATCGGTAGATTTATGCAGAAAACAGATGCCGATTTTTTTATGTTTATCGACGCGGATGTTGAGTTTGATGCACATTCGGTGCTTCGATTACTTAACTCTGGTCACGACGTATCTGTCGCTGTGTATCCCAAGAAGGTCGTCATGTGGGATCAAGCTCGTGAAGCCGTAGAAAATGGCGACGATCGCAATATGGCACTTCTATCGTCAAGTCTCGTGGCAAATATAGGGGCTACGAAGCGATCGGTCGTTAACGGTTTCGTAGAAGTCCTGGATGGACCTACGGGTTTCATGATGATTTCCCGCGAAGCCCTGACCAAGATGCACGAACACTATCCGGAATTGAACTGCAAGAATGATCACCAAAACAGGGACTTTGATGAATACTGTGCGATTTTTGATTGCATGATTGACCCCGATAGTAAGCGATATCTATCAGAAGATTACGCATTCTGTCGTCGTTGGCAACAGATGGGAGGTAAAATATATGCGGATTGCAATACCACATTAGGACACGTGGGTAATTTACCATTTTCTGGGTGCTTAAATGATAGGCTTAAGGCTTAAGATCACAATATAGCCAATGAAGGTTACTACTGTTATCGTCACGCGAAGTGGTTCGTGTCATGTGAAGACACTTCATACGATTCTTCGTATGAATATTCAGTGTATAAAAAATAACATACAAAACCAGATCGTATTCGTTAATGATGATCCTTATGCAAAAGCTGACGCCATTCAAAAATACGTCAAGGATACCGATCGTATCTTTTTTATCGACTTTGGTATTCAAGTAGACGACGAGTCTGTTTCACATGTTGTTAGTAAGCGCGACGATTACCATGTTATGGTGTTTCCAGGTGTGATTGAAGGTATTGACTGGGATATGTTCAAGGATAAGATATCGAAAAAATCTACAGAACCCACGCATCAAATGGCTCTTAACTTCGATACCGAAATAGGGAACCTGGTTTCGGAAAATATGTACACGGTGAGGACAAGCTCCGCGCGAGCTTGGTTTATGATATGTAAACCCACTCTCAAATATATCAAATGTCGTCGAACTGGAAAGTTAAAAATTAGTCCTAAGTCGGCTACGATGTTTGAAAATTTCAAAGAAAACGGAGTCAAAGTTGTCGCGTTCACCGGCGCCCGACTCACTTTTACATACCCCCACGAGTGTATCGGAAACATCGTCAACTCGGCCGGCGTTAAAGCTAATTAAAGATTAAACCAAAAACATACGTATAATGCAACGTTTATCTGTAAAGCGTGAAGATCCCCTTTACAAATACACGCTCGATTTCATGGAGCACTATTGGGGTACTAAGGGTAAAGGTATTTTCCCAGGTAGTCAGCCAATCTCCATCGAATATCGCCATTTTGATATCTTAAAATCCAATCCATACGTCGTATGCGAGAAGACGGACGGAGTTCGTTTCATGATGCTCGCGTTCACGTTCGATTATAAAAAGAAGACGATTTTTGTAAATCGCGCCTTGGAGATGTTTGATTGTCCATTGAACTTTCGAAAACCCGTGTACGAAGGCACGATTGTCGAGGGTGAGATGTACGGTGATACCTTCATGATGTATGACATGCTCATGAACTGCGGGGAAATGATAGGTGGTCAGGGGTTTCTTACTCGACTCGATCATATGGAAAAATTTAAAAAGATGCTCATGAGTCTCAAATACGACCCGATAAAACTGGCGCTGAAGACGTTTCATTTAATGTCCGATTATCAAGAGTTTATGGATAATTACCTGCCCACGGTGCAACAGGAGATTGATGGCCTCATTTTTACACCTATTAATGATACAGTAAAAACTGGTACACATGAAACTATGTTTAAGTGGAAGCCTCGGGACAAGAACACGATCGACTTCCAACTAAAGAGAAAGGGTGATTTATGGAGATTATACGTACAAGAAAGGGGTAAGTTGATGTTTGAGTCGGAGATTCGTGATGATTGGGTTCCTCTCAAGGCTCGAGAGTTTATGAAAGAGGATGCCATCATCGAATGTCAATATATGTTTCAGGATTCTCCTATGTGGTGGAAACCGATAATGCCTCGCCACGACAAAACGTTTCCCAACAGCCGACGAACGTTTTATAGGACTCTCGTGAACATTCGAGAAGATATCTCTATGGCCGATTTTCTAGACTGTAAACCATAAAGTAATAACTTCCCATATCGGGTGGGTGTTGTTCTCTGACGAATTCGTCGTTCAGAAAAAACCACCGATCTCGCTGCCTCGCAAAGCTTACATAATGCCCGTCGTGTTGGTGGCCCACGTGCATTGCGCATGCAGTCAATTTATAGGTGTGATTATCGAGAATTAGTTCGTGTATAATTTTAATATGATTTTTTACGTCGAATGATAACATGAATACGGGTGGTAGCTTTGAAAACATCATCCGCGTCGAAGCTGCGTTATGTTTAACGCCTTTATCGTCCACAAAATCTTCTAAAACATTCCAACTCGTACTCTCTTGAAGCATCTTTCCTATATCCGATCCTCTAGAAGTCATTAAATGAATGCTAAAGTCCTCTTCATTCAACGACTTCCCCGTAGGCCAAATCGTTTCTTGTACCTTTTTACCATAGAACCATTCTTTTACGATAGGTTGATGTTGTTCAAGTATGTCTATTATACATAATATAGCTTCTTGAACGTCGTGTTGTTCGTCGGTTTTAAACCGAGGAAATTTTCTTTGAAACGCGAACAAAAGCAAATCTAAATTCAGTGGAGTTTTATCATTCGACCAGTATTTCTGAACGGTGAGTTGAAAAAGAACCGTGAACATACATGCTCCTTCGCCCTTGTAAGAATCTCTTAAGAAGTAGTTCGAGACCTGCGGAAGGTTAAATAAGCATTGTATAGCGGTATTAAAATAACACGAAGTTCCCTCATTTATGAGACCTCTCATATTTTTATTTCGAAAGAAAACTTTAATTAGAGATTTGACACGTACTATTATTACAAAAATGTCTAAAGCTATTGGTATTGATCTTGGAACTACTTATTCGTGCGTCGGTGTATGGCAAAATGATAGAGTTGAAATTATCGCAAATGACCAGGGAAATAGAACGACCCCCTCGTACGTGGCGTTCACTGATTCTGAACGCCTCATAGGGGATGCTGCAAAAAATCAAACGGCTATGAACCCAAAGAATACCGTTTTTGATGCGAAGCGTCTTATTGGGCGTAAATTCTCAGACCCAAAAGTTCAGGAAGATATCAGGGGTTGGTCTTTCAAGGTGGTTCCCGGTGCGGCTGATAAGCCCTCCGTCGAGATTGATTTTAAAGGAGAAACGAAACGTTTTGAACCGGAAGAGATTTCGTCTATGGTGCTCACCAAAATGAAAGAGATCGCTGAGATGTATATTGGTACCGGTATCAAGGATGCAGTCGTCACTGTGCCGGCGTATTTCAATGATTCTCAACGTCAGGCTACAAAAGACGCCGCAGCTATTGCGGGGTTGAACTGTCTTCGTATAATTAACGAACCAACTGCCGCAGCTATCGCGTATGGNCTNGATAAACANAAGGANGAAGATAAGAACGTGTTGATTTTTGATCTGGGTGGAGGCACGTTCGACGTTTCCCTTCTTAACATCGAAGGGGGTATTTTTGAAGTAAAGGCTACTGCAGGTGATACCCATCTAGGAGGTGAAGACTTTGATGCACGTCTTCTCCAGCATCTGTCCCAAGAATTCAAGCGCAAGCATAAGAAGGATATTTCTGATAACCCGAGAGCTTTGCGTCGTTTGAGAACTGCGTGTGAACGCGCGAAGCGAACGCTTTCTTCTACTACCCAATCGGCGGTCGAGATTGATTCACTGTACGAGGGTGTCGATTTTTACACGTCTATTACAAGGGCACGTTTTGAGGAACTAAACGCAGACTTATTCAGAAAGTGTATGGAACCCGTGGAGAGAGTCATAAAGGATGCGAAGATGGATAAGTCTATGGTTCAAGAGATTGTTCTCGTCGGTGGATCCACACGCATTCCTAAGATTCAACAAATGTTGTCCGAGTATTTTAATGGTAAGGAACTCAATAAGTCTATTAACCCCGATGAAGCTGTCGCATACGGTGCGGCTGTGCAGGCTGCCATTCTTTCGGGTGTAGACAATAGCGCCGTACAAGATCTACTGCTTCTCGATGTAACCCCTGTTTCTATGGGTATTGAAACCGCTGGAGGAGTGATGACTAACCTCGTAGACAGAAATACCACGATTCCTACCAAGAAAGAACAGGTCTTCTCTACCTATTCTGATAACCAACCATCAGTTCATGTTCAGGTATACGAAGGTGAGCGAGCACGCGCGGCTGATAACCACATGCTAGGAAAGTTTGATTTGAATGGTATTACTCCCGCACCCCGAGGAATCCCACAAATTGCCGTGACGTTTGACATTGATGCGAACGGTATTCTTAACGTGAGTGCTGAAGATAAAGCATCTGGAAAGTCCGAAAAGATTATCATCACGAACGACAAGGGACGTCTCTCGAAGGATGATATCGAACGTATGGTAAACGACGCAGAAAAATACAAGGAGGAAGATGATACGTATCGTAAGAAGGTGGAAGCTATTAACGCATTCGAAGCGAACGTATTCGGTGTAAAGGGTGCGACTGAAAAATTAAGCGAGGACGACAAAAAACTCGTAGAAGATAAGGTAACTGAAACTATTTCATGGATAGATAACAATAGATCTGCAGAACTCGACGAAATTGAGCACATGCAGACAGAGTTTAGGGAATTCGTTGACCCCATTTTTTCCAAGCAAAAATCCGAACCCGAGCCCAAAGCAGATACTGGACCGGAAATTGAAGAGCTTGATTAATCGCACCTAAGTAATTTAAAGATTTCAGACAAAATAAGACTGTAAAGATGAACGTTCATTCCCTCACCGACACTGTTTTTCCTCTTGTTAACCAATACAAAGATGAAGAATATATCGAGTTAGAATTCCGTCTCGGAAAGTTCAACGGTACCATGTTCGACACGAATATTGGTAAGCCTATGCACGATTACATTATGCATGGACTTTCTAAATATACAGGTTGGGATCGTATCATCGCTTCCGAGGAAGAAGTATTCTATCGCAGCAGTGATGGTGTACGCATTTCCGTCGACTCTGCAACGGGTGATGAGGTTATCGTCCAAAAAAATCGAATCAAGAATCATGATCTAAAGCATTTAGGAAATGTACCCTTTGATATTCGTTTCAGTGTCTCAAAAGAGATTCCACTGCCAGAAGATACCGAACGTGATATGGATAAAAAGAAAACTAAGAAGCGTGTATCTTTCATTCGTAAGAATGTATCGATTGATATGACGATCGTGAGTGGTGATAGCCACGACATGGACTCAGAAGATTCGATGTCGTATCAGATGGAGTTCGAAGCTATTGACGCTACTTCTTGTGAAACGAAAGATGACCTGTTTAAAGTTATTCACAAGATTAATGATGTATTTAATATGTTGGGTACTAACAGATGATAACATTCCTGTTTCTCGTTGTATTATTCATCATATTACACAATGCAAGTCAAAATCAAGGGGAGGAGGTTGGTGTACTTGGGTATAAAACCAGGTTTTTTCATGTTTCCGCAGGCGCGTCGAAGCGTACATACGAAAAAATGAAATACGATGGCGTGCATCCTGACCAATTGAAGGAGTTTATCGCGTTAGAAGATCAGTTTATGCGNTTGGTTCGGGTGGCTGTGTGTACAGGGGTTTCGCGGAGGAATCAAGGGTATGCTTTATCTGATGAAATCAAAGAAAAATTTAAACCGTACGATTTTGAGTACCACGTGGCACTCTTAAAACAAATAGCCGAACCACATAAAGTTATAATTCAAAATATAAGATGTTAAGCATATACAATAACGCACGTCGATGCGGTCCAGGTGTCATTCGGGTAATATTGTCAAACATGTAGACGACTAGCCACGTGTCGTCCAATCTTTCTCTATTTTCATCTATCCAATTGCGTTCATCGGCTGCATCTACAAATTCCCATGAACATAAAAATTCTCGCTCGAGTTTACCCATTCCCCATTCATTATCCGAGTCGCGTTCTTTGCGTATATACGCGCAAATAGTATAAAAAACACTGTCGAGGAGTGTTTCGCGTATACGTTTATCCCAACGAGGATGTTCTTCGTCTACGCGAAACTCACTATGTCTATATACCGTACTGACGTGATCAACAAAGAGTTGTCTACTATCATTCATGTATCTATATAGCGACTATTCTTTATAATTGTTCTACCACCGTACCCTTGGGGAAGCGTGGGGAATTCTTTTTCTTCGGAGGTGGTGTGGCCACGTTCATCACGTTTTCGAGTTCCTTGGCGAGGTTATTATTAAGGTTGTTTAACTTATTATTCAACTGTTTCGTACGCTGAAACTTCCATGTACGCACCGTATCACGCTTAACCTTATTAACATTGGTTTTAAAATGTAATCCATTCTTCTTATTCTTTTTGAGATTGAGGGCGTTGATCACCTTTTTCATATCCGCGACATCCGAATTTAAAGAAGGCATAACATTCTTATACTTCTTTAACCATCGCTTACCGTATAATTCCCTGATATCATCCTTGATAGCTTTATTCGTTAGACGACGCTTATCCATCTTCTTTGCTATATTCGCCGTTCTTTTAGCAGGTTCTATCTCTTTAGGCTTTCTACCCTTTCTCTTAGGGGCTACGGGTCTAGGAATTTGGAGCTTTTTACATAACGTGTCCACAGTATCGCCGTCAATCACACTGATACCTCGAGCGATGGCTATTTGCACGAGTTCCTCCTTCTTGTGTGCACGGCACGGTTTATTACCAAGTTTAAACGTTCCAAACGCCCGATTCTTGATCTTCTCACAAATGGCGGGTTTTGTCGTCTTACTCGTGATGTCAACGATACCCATCTTTTCCGCGACTGCGACCAGCTTTGGTCGGGCGACAGTTAGACATTTACGTGGACCCACCCGTATACCATTTTTACCATTCTTCGAATTCGATTTATTGAAGTATTTGATATTGGTATTCTTATCGTTCATTGCGGTGGTTACATTCTTCGGGCGAGCGGTTTTCTTAACAGCTACCCTGTTCATACCTGTGTTCACAGATTCCTTCATCATACCCATAACCCACATAGTCTTTACTAAGTCGTATCCTATGGGATTGTATGCATCGTGTAAGGCTTTAACAGTCTTAGCACCCATAATCTGTATTTTACCGGATCTAAAGAGTTGAAAATTATTTCCATAATACGTCATCTTTAAAGCGGGGCGAAGCTCGGGTTCATAATCGATATTGCGAGACTTGGCGAAAGCCTGTGCAACCATGGTTAAGTTAATAACACCTTGTGTTTGAAACGTACCTACAAGTGTAGAGTAGCGAATAGGGTTGTATAAAAACTTATACTTCGACGCATAGTTATCCACTATGAATTTGCGAATCATCTCTGGCTGCCTCGAGTTGTTATTGATGATACCACCCGCAAGTTGCATCTTACCGTTCGTATAAATTTTAGCCAGCAGTTTTTGCTTCTTACCTCCTTCATACACGAAACCGTCGATTTGAGCGACGAAGTATCGATGCCTGTTTTTCGCATTTTTATTCGGTACGACTGTAAATGTATGCTTAGCTCCTATTTGCATACGCCCGTATAACAGTTTAATCGCGCTTATCTCTATTTCGAAATTAGACCCAGGTGTGATGGGGCGTCTTTTAATTGGTTTCTTATACAGAATTTCCGCGACGTTTACGTTATAGTTACCCTTCTTAGCATCTAAATTGACCATACCGTTAAAGACACCCATTTGAAGAGGTGACATTTTCATTTTTGAAAGGTTGGCGGCCTTCAGTTTATTACCAACCATTCTATTTATTCTCGTTTGTATATTGTTTTGTTTGAGTCTGGTAGCGTTGACCCTTAGACTATTTTTTTCGCGGTTCGTGAGATACGGGGCCTGTCGTATCAAATTTTGGGATGTAGTTGGTGAAACATTATTTTTTTCAAATTCGTTGAATAAACCCATATATTAAGTAAATATTTTAATCGTCTAACTCCTGTCCATCTGTATCAACCATCGTCTGTGTCGAAATAGATGTCTCAACGTATACCTGTTGTTGCGGTACCACTTCTTGGGGGGTTACGTTTACGACATCGAGACCAATAACCCACATAGAGTTCCTATGCTCTGTACCAGTCTTAGGTTGGTGTTGAGTTATACCGCATCTCGTATACAATGTATTTTCATCTTCTTTCAGCTTTTCCACGCCGATACCACGCTCACCAAATGGACCCGCCCATATATCAGAATTGATCGTTCGCGACTTACCCTCTTTCATACAGAAAGCGGCAAACTCGTCTTTGAAGAAAGATAGGGGACACTTCTTATCTTCACCATACTCAATGTGCGAAGATTCCATGAAACTCAGTAGAGGACTGACTGCCGCTGCAACCTGTGTCTTAACCTTTTCGAAGTAGGGTGGAAGAATGTTCCAAATGGCGTCGTTTTTATGTGCCTGTGCCTTCTCGAGATACGCCCTCACACACTTTTGCAGGATGTTTGGGAGTTCCTCTTCGAGCCTATCTTCCAGGGTCGGATCCGCTTCCTTAACTTTCTTCCTAAAGTCAACTGTAATCAAACGTCGCAAAACGCTACCGGAGTTGTCTCTCCACCCGGGAATCTCGTTACCACCCAGAATACCCGGAGATTTCCACACGAAAGTTTTAGCCTTCTCGTGTTTCACTGCAATCGAAACATCTTCACCAGACACTACAGACTGAAACTCTGCCTGTTCAAGTGCTAAATCACCTTTGATCTCCGGTGCAATAAACATATAGGAATCGTAAATAGAAGACAGACCAAACTTTCTTTCCACGTTATTCGAAAGTGTTCGCACATCCTCTGTTGTATAAAATTTGCGACATACTTTCGTAATAATAGTCGATTTACCGGACTGCGCGACCCCCTTTAGGAAGGGGATGCATTGCCATTTATCGATCTCATTTACGTCATAACACAGGCGCCCGCAAAGAACATAGATCCATTCGATTACCTCCTTTTCGAACTTTTGGTACTTTAGGATCTTATCGAAATTGGGTGTAGGGATATTCCTCCAGTCGGTATCGTTATAGTTGTTGAATTCCCGATTGAAGTATTTGCAGCTGACGATAGTCCGATCGAGTGTCTTAAACTCCTTTGACGTATACGGGTAGAAAATAGCCCGGTAATGTTTGTCTTCTTCTGTAGACTTGTCAGGTACAAGCTCCTTGCCGATGAAAATACCATTCGTGAAAGACCATACCTGTCGATGCTTCTTAATTTCAGGAAATTGCATATCTCTCGTCTTAGAAAGATGGCGAATAAGATCGCTGTGGGTAGAAGGACTCATAGTCATATTTTTCCATAGTTCATACCATTGTTCCTTTTTACCGACTGAATATACGTAATCTTGAATACTTTCAAATGCTTCCCATGCCCGGGTACTCGCCCCATCTTTTGTTTTAATCTCCCTACAACACTGCTCTTTGTATCTCCTGATCTGACTATCATATAAATCCTTCAATAACTGTAACATAGCCTGTTGAAAAGGTTTCAATTCCTGAACATCCTTAATCGTAGATGCCCTGTAAATAGATGGGTCGGATTCCGGGTCCACGGGTACGGCGTTGGGGTTATTCGAGAAATCGTGTATACGATATACACTGAATGTTACCCTCCATGCATCTTGAATGCGGTCGATCATCCTGTTAATACGAGTAGCCAGTGTAACTTCTTTGATTTCGTCGTCATCGAAGTCACATTCATTATCCTTTTCCAGGGCACATGAGCGGTGATACGCTTCGCATAAACGATCTATCATGAATGTACGAGTGCGTTCAACTTCACCGATATCAATTTGTATGGGTAGACCTTTTTCCCTTGGTTGGGAAGGGTCGAAAAATAGGTCAAACCCTATGTTAAGAGACTCTGATGCACTGAGCTTGTCGTTAATTTTCAGCTTTTTTTCAGAGGGCTGGATGATTACTTTCATGAGCTGATCTATGTCCATTTTCATAATATTCTCAGTCCAGAAAGTGCTATTATGATCATGAAGATTGTATGTGTCGTCTATGACGTGCATTGTCTCACCGGACCCCTGCATTTCTAATATTAGGATTCATTTTTCTAAGCCTCATTTTTCTTCTGAAGAATGCCGAGGAGTTTGATAAAAATTTTATTCTGAATTTCCATCTGTTGCCCAATGTATACTAGAGCAGTGCACACGGTGTCACCCTCGGGGGTGGTAAGAGTTTGACCAAGTAAATTTTCCATGGGCGAAAAATCGTCATCATCGGGAAAATCCTCAGGATCGTACTCGGTGAGGTCGACCTCCTGGTCGGGTAAAATTTCAGATTCAGATTCAGATTCGGTCTCGGTTTCGGGCTCGATAGTCTCAGGCTGTGTAGACATTTATGATAGGTTGAGGAAAAATCACGTGCGAAATTTCGCACTTTACCTGAAATTATTTTCTCTGCGTATAGTACAACAACATACAAAATGGCGGGTGGTTTAATGCAACTCGTGGCATACGGCGCACAGGACGTCTATCTGACAGGTAACCCCAAGGTTACATTTTTCCAGGCGGTTTACAAGCGCCACACTAACTTCGCTATGGAGAACATCGAGCAGACCGTTAACGGTACTGCCTCCAACTCCGGCCGCGTTTCCGTCACCATTGCTCGCAACGGTGACCTCGTCTCCGACATGTATGTCGAGCTTAAGGCTAAGGACACCGTCGTGCTCACCTCCGCCGACGCCGCCAACGACGACTGCTGGGCCGCCGAGCGTGCGATCAAGGACGTCGAGTTATCCGTGGGTGGACAGCGTATTGACAAGCACTACCAGCGCTGGTGGAGGCTTTACTCCGAGCTTTACCTCGATGATTCCAAGAAGGCCACTTGGGGTAAGATGACTTCCCCCGCGGTCGACGATGGTCAGATGTTCCTTCCTCTTATTTTCTTCTTTAACCGCAATCCCGGACTTGCTCTCCCACTAATTGCTCTGCAGTATCATGAAGTCAGAATGGATTTCGATTTATCTTCCGATTTCTCACTGTATACCGATAACAGCACCTTCAAGGTCTGGGCTAATTACATTTACCTCGACACTGAGGAGCGTAGGCGATTCGCGCAGAAGGGTCATGAGTACCTTATCGAACAAGTCCAGCACACTGGCTCCGACGCTATGGCCGCCGCCGGTTCCACGAAGCAGATCCGCCTCTCGTACAACCACCCGGTCAAGGAGCTGGTTTTCTGCGCCGACCGCGGCGGGGTCGGCCGCGCCAACCTCTGGAACTTCACGTCCTCCACCGAGGTCGTGACCACCGACCCTGCTGGCGTCCTCGGTGCGCTTGGTGACGGTCTCGTCATCGCCCCGGGCTCTTCGGGTGCTCCCATGCTTAAGGTGGCCCACGGTGGTAACACCTGGTCCGAGGAGGCCGACGGTCCCGTCGACACCTTCAAGCTTGTTCTCAACGGTCAGGACAGGTTCAAGGAGCAGACGGGTAAGTACTTCAACGCCGTGCAGCCCTTCCAGCACCACTCCGGTTCCCCTGTGCCCGGTGTGTACGCGTATTCGTTCGCCCTTAAGCCCGAGGAGCATCAACCGACCGGTACCTGCAATTTTTCGCGTATAGATAACGCTCAGGTCGCTATCAAGACCAAGGGTAGCGCGGGCACCACGACGAACCTTAACATGTTCGCCGTGAACTACAACGTCCTCCGCATCCAATCGGGTATGGGTGGTCTCGCCTTCTCTAACTAAATACTCATACGAAGTATTTCATAAATATTAATAATTCACTTTTAAAAACTGTTCATACACATTTTTTTAAAAATGAAGGTTCAATACATTTTTGACTCCCCCGACTTTTTGTAACGCCTTTTTTTGTTCCAAATTTCGTAAGGTGTCCGACCGGTCGGACGTGCGAACCCAATTTTCTATTTTTAAAAATCGGTCATTTTCCATTGACAAATTTCTGAAAATCGTCATACGTAGATAAAAACTGCTGAGAAATCGCCGTATTAGCACCTTGGTTCGGGTGAAGAAGTTTAGTTTTTACAGCTTGTATATAAATCTTCCTACCTTGTTTAGCCATTTCGCGTTTATTTATATTTCTACGCGAAAGTGCAATCAGTTTATTCTTTACGTTTTTGGAGAGAGCCTCTGCTTGAGCCTTCCTGGCATTCGCCGCGGCTCTTTCGGCATTTGCTTGAGCCTTTTTGGCGTTCTCAGCAGCTTTCTTAGCAGCTTTGTTAGCGGCGTTAGTCTTATTACGACGACTTGATGTTTCACCCCTAGATGCAGCCCGCGCAGCTCTCTCCGCGGCAGCTTCTGCCTTCGACCTCTGAACTGCTGCCTGACGGGCTATATTCATCTCTTTTTTGACAGCTTCTGCCGCCTTCTTTGCTTTTAGCTGTGCCCTCTCTTCAGCGGCCTCGGCTCTTGACCGTCTCACAGCTTCGTTTCTTGCAAGATTATTTGCGGTTCTTGCGTTGTTCACCAACCACGCGTTGGCCATGATGACATTACCACCGTTGTTTCGGTTTACCATAATACTATGTACTGACAAAAAAATTAGACCACCCATTTAAATATATCCCCCGTGATACAGATAAGAAAGATATTCAAGAAACTGATTGAACGTTTTATCTAGATTTAAACAACTTAAATAAATAGACCTATAATATAACATAATGACAAGTTCTTTGGGTGTAATCGGATTGGGTTCTATCGGAAAAAATCTCGCACTTAACATTCAAGAGAAGCAGAAATTGCACGTGTATAACAAGACACACTCTAAGGTTATCGCATTGGAAGAACAATCTGAGAACGTGTTTGGACATGAGTCCATCGTTGAAATGGTCGATGCTATGAAATGGCCGCGTGTTATCTTTACAGCTCTTCCTCACGGGGATGCGACAGATGATACTGTTAAAATTTTACTCAAACATTTGAGACCTAATGATACAATCATAGATTGTTCAAACGAATTCTATAGGGTCTCTAGAACCCGTGGGTCTAAATGTAAGGTTCGGATGATAAATTATTTAGGGACTGGACTTTCTGGTGGTACCGTCGGCGCTCGTGAAGGTCCAGCTTTCATGATAGGCGGAACTAGGCATGCATACGAGATGACTAAGCCCATCCTTACAAAGATATCTAACAGACATACGTACATGGGCGAAGATTTTGGTGTTGGTCATTTTACAAAGATGGTTCATAACGGTGTGGAATACGGAATGTTACAAGCTGTAGCAGATTTATATTCCTATTGCGGTCATGATGATACACGTATGAAAGCTAGTCTAGAAAGGGCTATCGGTACAGATATGGATGGGTATATTGTGCGATCAGCTTTGAAAGTACTCGAGCAATACGAGATGGATAAGATTTCTGATGTCGCAGAAATGAATAATACTGGGTTGTGGTGTTCTCAAGCTGGTTTTGAATATGAAATTCCTACACCGGTTATTAATTCAGCTGTTAATACTAGAATTACGAGTAGATACGTGAAGTCTATTCAGACCAAGCAACATGCGACTTCTGCCTTTGCACCCATTTGTGGAATGAATACACTGCGATTTACATTCGCTGCTTCTCTTTTAGAGGGGTTTGATCTCATGAAAACACGTAATACTCATAAACAGAGCGTGGTTAATGCGTGGTCCAGTGGTACCATCATCGAATGCCCTCTTATCGCGGAAGACCTATACGATATTATGGATAAACATATTCTAGATGCGCGAATTTTTGTGTTACATTGTATGACCGCGGGTGTGCCGTGTCCAGCTGTGCAGGCGGCTGTTATTCAATACGACTTTATACATCAACAGAAAACTTCAATGTCATTTATTATGGCGCAACG